CTGTCCATCTCTCCTCATCATCTATCTCATCAACTTCCTTAAGATTAGAATATATCTTCCTCTCAACAGTTAAATCCTCAACATTCTTACCTGATTCTTCACATAATTCTTTTATCTCTGCTTGTTCCTCATCAGACAAGTGACTAAATGTTTTCTCTAAACTATATTCTTTTTTCATTAATTGTTCTCCTCATTCTCACTGTTATCAACCCTATTAGAATCATCATGTACAATAGTTATATTATTGTCATCACTGTCAGTTAATGTAACCTGATTATTAACCCCATCACCCTTAGAATCAGTTATATCACTTACCTCACAACCACAACTAAATAATAACAAAATCAATATTATATCAATTAATTTACTCATCAGTAGCCTCCTCACTATCACTATCACTATCACTATTATCAGTACCACTTTCGTCATTAACATCTATAACCTGTATATTACTCAATAAAGGCTGATTATACTTGTCATCAGGGAATGGAGTCAAACCCTTCTCCTTGCGTACTTCATTAATTGTATAAGTTCCATTACGAAGATATAAATCATCACTCTTCATCTTGATCAAAGCATCCTCTGGAATAATATCATCAAAACATACGAATATCCTATCATCATATAACGGTATCAACTTTTCATTTAACTTTTCTTCAATCCTCTTTAACCTAGGGACTAAAGCATTCTGAGCATGCCATAACTTAGCACTCTCACTTGTAGCTTTCTTAGTGTCACTACTGTCAACCATTGAATAAGGCACTCCAAATGCCCCACAAATTTCTTTCAATGTCCACTTCCTACCATCTTGATACTCCATCTCATTAGGCTTAAAACCTATAGGATTAATATCAAAATCAGAATCCATAACTTTAATCTTACCAGCCTTATGCGGACCTTGATAAGCTTGATTCCACATCTTCTCTATATCCAGCATTGTAGCACCATCCATATGCCCACCCTTGTACTTCACAACAAAAGAAGGTCTGCCAAGATTCATCAATGTAGTATTTTCACTAGTATCAAGTAACGAATTCCTCTGTATAGCACTACAAGATGCTTCAGCACATCCAATACCATAATAATAATTATTCGGATTAGGCGTTTTAAAATGTATGATCTCATCAGGTCTAAACTTAATCATCCCATTACCATTAGCATCTGGTCTACCATATAAATACCCCTTTATGAAATTACCAGAAGGCACAATAGTTATAAACTGAGGCATTAAATTCCAAATCTCACTAGGTCTACCTAACTTGTCACGAACTATATACCAATAAGCATCACCAACTAAATCCATGCCAATACTCAATATCTCCATTGTTTCAAAATAATTATGAAAACTGTTTACAGTAGATAATAAATCCAAAACAGGATGATTAGTTATCTCAACCACCTCTACAGCTGAATTAATCTTACTCAATGACTTATTACTAATATTCTTCCTAGACTTAATACCGTGAATACTCTTATTGTCTAACCTGTTATAAGGATGTAAATACTTGTTGCTCTGATTATCATTAGTCACACCATATAACCTTAACTTACAACTAGCTACACCAGCAGCGTTTATGTTAGCACAAGTATATACCCAACCACTGTAATCCTTTACAACATCAGCTTTACTCTTACTAGTCGGTACTGCTACACCACTAGAATTATAAAACCCAAGCCCATTCCTACTATAATTACGATTATTAAATATTCCCCTACCAACACGAGCTAAAGCACTCAATATCTTATTAGCCATTAATACTCCTTTTAGACTTACAACCAAATCAATCCAACATATCACTACAACTTAAGAAATCTTCCTCAATTTTTTGCACTTTCTCACGATATTTCGCCTCACCATCCAGTTCATCACCTTCTTCAGAATTATCCAAACCAAATACAGTAGGATATATAAAATCACTAGTGTGACAATTGAAGGCTCCACTACTTGCGTCAACAATATCATCATGCTTAGAGGCATCATCAGTAAATAAGTGCATAGTGGTTAAAAACTTTTCATTCCAAGGTGCTTCCTTTATTACTATATTCCCACTCTCACTCTGAACGGCTAATGCTCTAGCCCTAGTTTCTTTATTCCTGTTACTCTTTACACTGTTAACATCATATCCCATTAACAACCTCTTTATACGATATGACTCTGCCTTGCCACTAGCTCCACCCTCCTCCTCAAACCTAACAGCATAACCAGCTTCAGGACATTCCTCATTTATCTCCTGCCTGTCCTTCATACATGTTCCAAGAAATAAACGCTCAACCTCACCTGGATTATCACGAATCATCACTATATCATCTATATAAAAATTACTGTCATCCTTGTCCTTCCTCATCCTAACGCCTACAGTCCAGTCAGGATCACGATTAGCCTTACTTGGCTTAGTAGCGGCGAAGTCCCAATAACGTATTATCCTACTATCCTTTGTCATAGGAGGTAAATTAACAACCTTCTTAAACCAATCCTTACAGAAAAATTTTCCAGCAGAACTCTTTATCTTCCAGTTTCCATATAACAACTGCTCCTTCTCCACCAATGGTAACGCCTTTAAATTAGCCATATAAGAAGGGTTCTTATCCAATAATATCTTGTTGTCAGTTACTAAAGATGGTATAAAGGTCATAGACTTATAATCATTATAATACTTGTCCTTTAAATCCTGTAAATGCTCCTTGTAAAACTTCCTACGCTTACCCTTATCTAATTCAGCTTTCTCTGATAAATACCCACTATCAGTAGCAAGTAACTCTTCCTTAGTATCTCCCCAGTACATAACATCCTCAAACCTCCTGAAATACCTTATCTTCCCTGCCCTCTCTGGTATAGGATATCCATCTTCCCCTATCCACCACTCAATAAACTCCGCTACCCAACTAGTAGAATCAGGGTTGCAGGTTGCCCTTACATATGGCTTAACATCACATGTACTCCTGTTCCTTGACAACATATAAAAAAATGTGTGCTTACTAAAATGCGTTAATTCATCAAAAGCAAGTAATGCCACCTGAGATCCCATGTAATTCAAAACATCTTTCTCATACTCTAAATATCGTAAATCAATCTGTGCACCTGATGGGAATATCCACTTTAACTTACTATCCTTCAACTGCCCACCAACTAAAGGATAAAATGACTTAGTTTCATCTAGTAACCCTCCCTGCGATCTTATCTGAGTACTAGTACGCCTAAATATTACAGCCCCAAAATTTTCCACGCCTATATTCCTCATTGACTCCAGTACCAAAGCAGCAGTTTTTCCACCCCCTGCCCCACCACCAAATAATATGATATCTGCCTCTGAAGCAAGGAAATCAGTCTGAGGACCTGCTTGTGGACCTATTACCTTATCCTTAGCCACTAACTGCCCAAACTTCTTCTTCCTCTCCTTCTTTGGTCTACCACCCTTATTCTTTGGCTTAGTATCTGGCTTATCTTTAGGCGTAGTATCTTTAGTAATTTCTTTATCTTTATCACCCTTTGTTTCTAAAACCTCTATAAATGGGTCTATTCCATCTATTCCGTCCTCTTTTACGCCTATTATATCATCAAATAGTTCATCATCACTCATAATACTCCTTATTTATAACTGAAATATGCTCATGGCTTGTTTTTTAGCCAAAAAATTTTCATAGGTGGCTGGCACTTTATTCTTCGTCCCGTAGCACCGCTTTTTTTTTTGACCCCGTTCACCTCGTTTTCTTCAGTTTACATTTATTATTTATAAACCAAACTAAGCCATTAAAAATATGGCTTTATAATTTGTACTATTATTTACTAGTCCTTTTAGTTATCAATAATTTTTAATTCGCTCACTCATTAAAAATTATCCTTGATTCCAACTAACCCGTACTTATTTATAAATTAATTTTTTATTTATAATCTTAGCCCATGTACTTATATATAAATTAATACCCGTACCCCTACCCCTACTTATAATAGAAAGTTATTTTTTTATTGACCATACCCCCCTCCCCCCCTCTATTATCTTTTGTTGTCTGGTATCTGTACTATAACTGGTTGTATAACTTCATCTGGTAAGCCATCTGTTTCTACTAAGCC